GATCAAAGAGACCTAATCCGCCTGTGACAGCAGCTGCCAGTGGTCCTGCAAATTTTGTCGCAGTGGTGAGTTTACTTAAGAATCCTGATCTCGGTTGACCAGGTGGCTTAGCGTTATCTAATTCATCTAAGTATTGTGTAGCTGATGGTGCTTTTAAGTTTGATGTAGCTGGATTAGGAACGTTTATATTACCTACACTTGGTGCTAAGGGTTTTGATCTAAAAAGATTTACTGGATTGAGTCTACTGAGCAATCTTCCGGTGCCAATACCACCAGCAATTCCTACACCCCCGGCAAACGTTAGACCTAGAGTTTTTGCAATCGTTTGTAATATCGTAGGTTTCCCACCATCACCACTGTCGCCACCAGCTCCTCCAGCTCCTCCAGCTACTGTAGCCCCTAAAGCTGACGTTCTTCTTGAACTAGGTGTAGGTACTACAAATCCTGGTAACTTATTTCTTTTATCCCTTTCAGCTTCAAGTGCATCAAGTCTTCCTCTTCTCTTTAACTTGTACTCAAGCTCCATCATCTTGACTATATCTTCTACATTTTCAGATATCTTTTCATTAATATCTTTTATAGCAGTTGTTTCTTCAAGAGCCTTTTGATTTATATCAACAAGGGCTTTCATGCTCTTACTTTGAAATAAGTTTCCTATTGTATTAGTAATTGCCTTTGGACCAGCAGCAATTGCTCCGCCTATTCCTCCAAGTGTAGACTTTACTGCACCTGTCGCAAGACTAAAAGGCGCAGTTACTATATCTCTCACACTACTAATACCACTTGATACCGCTTTTCTAGCTCCACTTATTGCTCGTCCTGGTAGTCTTGTTACTGTCTGTAGTATGTTTTCTCTGCCACCACCTACTTTATCGCCCATTTTTAATATGTTATCGTTTAGTTCAACTAATTGATCAATAACTAAATCAGTTTTATCTGAAAAAGTTACAGTTAATTCGTTTAAACTTTTAAATAGTTTATCACTCTGTGATTGGCCTTGTTGTGTTTGTTCTGCTGCTACAGAAGGAAGCAACAGTCTTCTGTCTAAACCACTTTGGTTTTCATTTCTTAATTGATTTGTTGCGTCTTCAATAGCCATTATACTTTTTTTCTTCTTTGTTGTTTTAGTCTTTCATTCTCTTCTTTTAGGAACTGAACTAACATATTTATGTATGCTTCTCTTTCCCATGGAATCATATTTTCCAGTTCTGATAACGAATATTTATGATGTTGTACTAGTGCGAAATTGGTCTTATAATGATTCACTAAGGATTCATTAGAAGACCACACTAAAAAAAATCAGAAACATTCCTTATTTTAATATGTCTTTTTTTCTTACACCCTTCACATACGTACTCATGATTAATCTCAACTCTTGGTACAGATTCAACATAATCTCTTAACTTACCAAACTGATCATTAGTCATAGATTCTATGAACTCAAGAATCTTTTCACGTGGTTCATCTCTCATCATAATCTTTTCTTCTTCGGTATTAATACAAACAATACAATCAGCTATCAGTTCTATTACACTTTCAACTGTTGACTGCTGTGACATTATCTTATCATTTGAAATCATTTTTAAAAAATTTGGATACATCATTTCAACTGAAACAGAATCTGTTATTTGAATTACATCATCAGGTTTATCTTCTGTTTCAACAATCTGTACAGTATCAATGTCAACAGAAGTATCAGTCTTATAATTACATTCTTCACAGGTTACAGTTAAGTTAGCATTCTCACCTATGGATTTTGCTCTTATCTTTGTGAACATATATTCAATATCATAAAGCTTTAAATCATTTACTTTAATGTCTTCATTAATACAGCTTGTTATAGTATCAGCAACTGCATTTAAAGCAACTTTCTGATCGTCTGCTTCAAAGGCCATCAGTAAAACTTTTTCTTCTTTTACTAAGTACGGTCTAAATTTTACTTCTTTATTCAAAGAAGGTATTACAAGATCATACTTTGGTGTATCATTTAGTTTAGGTATCATTTTCACTCCAATTAAATCATATCTATTATGTTAAGTGCTGCAGTTCCGTCACCTGGAATCCAGTCTGTATATGAAAGTTGTACGTTGTATCGAGCTAAAACATTAGTAGCTTCGCTTGATAATTCAACAGAATTTAATGTTGTTGGAAAAGCATCACGTAAAGTGCACATATTGCTTGTACTTCCGTCTCTTTTCAGATGATGAATCTGTACTTCTTTTTGATAATCAACTTTAAAATTTACTATCCCTTCATCATTTGGAACAGTTTTTCTTGCCCATGTTTCAAAATATTTTTTTATGGAATTATCTGCTGGCATATAGAATTCAAGTGTTACATCATCTACAGCATATCCATCAGCAACCTTTTCGCTTTTTATTCCTATTCTTCTTTCTTGAGTCATTATTTGTCTACCTGGCAAAGTTACTGAAGAACATAATAGTTGTAAATCTTCTGTAGTGGCGAGTCCAGCTCCTTCAATAAAAGGAAGAATAACTTTAAATCTGTTGACGTCAAGCAGACCTTCTTTCTCAGATACTTTTCGAACAAATGAGTTAATATTCATGATAACGCTCTTACTTTCATTCTAGATTCTTTATAAACAGTAGATGCCGGGGCTTTTCTCCACTGTGCAGTAGGTAGGAAGGTTGCTATTTCCCACTCAGGTTTTTCAACTAGAGCAAATTGACTTCTAACATGGTTGTTAAGATATCTATGTATTGTCGGTTCAACAAATCTACGTGGAAGACCAGCTCCTCCAGTGTTTCCAAGAATAGCATCAAGTAGCTTTGCTCTTAACGTTGGTGGTAAGTAATGCAGATTCATTCCTATAAATCCTCCCCGTCTAGCGCCTGTTATAATAACCAGAGGAAACGCATCATAGTACGGTAGACTTACTCTGTACTTTGGATCATACTGAAACATGTACATATTTCCTATCGGTCCTACTGCGTCTGTATCCGCTCTTGACGATTTTGTAAGTTCGGGCTCATCCATAATATTTGGAATTGATACTTTTCCAAGTTGTGAAGCCTTCTTACGAAACCACTCAATAGACTGCTTAGTTCGCGGTGTAATTCCAGCACGAAATGCTTCTATCTCTAACTGTTGAAATAAATTTGCCATACGACTATTTATAACTAATCTTAAGAAAACTTTGTGGTAGATTTGAGGTTACTACTTCTCCTAGATCTCGTAAAAATTCTTTATTATACACTGTCACAAGATATTTGCAACTATCAGGTATTTCATCTTGAATTTTATTATCTACTAAATAATAATATGTTTCTGGACAGAAAGAAAGACTGTCACAGCTTCCATATTCATAATTTCTTTTTCCTTCAAACCATCTGACTATCACGTCAGTATTAATTACTACACTTAGATACATAACTCCATCTTTATTTAATTTAGTTTTAAAAAATTGTATAAACTCTATAAGATCTTCATACGTGGTATGGCTGAACACACTGTATGAATATATTAGATCATACTTTTCATTAAGATCAGGAAATTCTTTTTTATTACCTTTTGGATTATACATAGGATTGTATCTGTTATAGTGTATCCATTTCGCATTTGGAAATCTTTCTTTTCCTTCTAACATTGATTTATGATTAATATCAACACAAGTGTAGTTTTCATTAGGTAAATCAGGATTCATGAGTAATAAGTTACCTATAGGATAGCCTGCTTTCTTGGTGTAGTTTGGATCTTTCTCTCTAGGATCGCCACCTGGATCATTAATTGTGAAATTTCCACCGAAGTCTAGTATCTTCTTATTTTGAAAAGGACGTAAGAAGAGCGATATTCTTTTTAGATTCTTTTTAGAGGTTTTAGCTTCTTCATTTTTTTCCATTTTTGCATAATTCCCATTTCAGCTAGAGTATCTTCAGTCCATACTTGAAACTGCCAGCCACGATCTTTTGCAAAGTTATTAGCAGCTTTCCACTTATTCATATTCTTGACGTATGTCAAAGACTCATTAATATATCTTCTTCCTTTGATTCCTTGTTTACCAGGTTTAGGAGGTTGTGTTTCTTTCTTCGGCTTAATCTCAACTAATATTGTCTTGCCATCTTTCATTTTAATCTTAAGATCAATGAAATACTTATGAAATTTTTTATCGATATCATAGTAGTACGGAATCACCGTCTCTTCACTCGACCATGACTTCACATTTGGATTTTTATCACACCAACTAAAACACTTCGCTTCCCATAAAGATCTATAAATAATGTTGTCCACATCACCTTTATATTTGCTGGGATTCGAAACTCTATACTTCCCTTGATATAAAACCATCAATCTCTCATATAAATACTACAAATAATTTAAACTATTTATCGGATATTTCATGTTAAGATTTCCAGTAGAAGACACAAGACAGTATCAAGGTAAGATTCTATTTCAGAAGTTTGAAACAGAACCACCGTCTCTTACTGATCAAGAAAGTTTTTTTCAGACAACTATGAATATAGTAGGTCGAACTGCAGCAGGTGGCGGCAGAGCTATTTCGTCTTTAACGGGATTCGACACTTTCTTTCCAGGTACAGGACTTCCTAGAAAGACATTAGATCCTGCTGAACAAACAGGTCCTAGTCCTGGAGTTAAAAATAATGTAAAAGAACTTCAAACAGATGCTGGTCTTCCAGGACAATGTCTCATGTACTTACCTGCTGAATTGAATTTTCTAGATGGATCTAATGTAAATAATGTAGAACTCGGAATATTTGGGTCTTTATTAGCTAACGGTCTAGGAAGTGGAGATCAAGGTGTTATATCAAGCTTAGCTAGTGCCGTTGGTGATATGACAGCTTCGATTGTAGACTTTGCGAAAGGCGGAGTTGATCAAGAATTATTTGCCATAGCAGCCGGAAGAATGACTCAGGCCAGTTCATCTGTCAATTCTGCTGTCACTTCATCACTAGGTGTAACGCCTAATCCAAATATCAGAGCAATATTTCAGGGTGTAAATCCAAGAGAATTTGCTCTTGCATTTGAAATGCACCCTAAGTCTAGAGAAGAGCAAATCTCTGCAAAGAACGTGATAAAATACTTTAGAACTGGGCTTTATCCTGAGTCTATTAGAGCGGGTGGAATATCAGCTGGATTTAAGATGCCAAATAAATTTCAACTAACTTTTAAGCATGGTGAAAATAATATTGCTTTTAAATTTAAGAATTGTTTTCTTATTAGTGTTCAAACAACATTCAATGGTCAAAACATGGCTTTTACTCCAGATGGTAACTTTTCAAGATATCTAATAAATTTGACTTTTAGAGAAGAGCAAACGATTGATAAACAAGATGTAATGGAAGGATTCTGATGTCAAATTATTTTAGAAAATTTCCACAAGTAGAATATAAATTTGGAAATGAAACAAACACAGCATTAATTCAAGATCTTACAGTATACATTGATATTATTGATCAACTTAAAGACGATGCGACTGCATATAGTTTTTATGATATATTAGATGGAGATAGACCAGATCAGGTGTCAAATACTCTGTATGGATCTAATAAATTTTATTGGACTTTTTATTATATAAATGATGGACTTAGAAGACAAGGCTGGCCTTTGTCATACAGGGAATTGGATAAAAAAGTAAAAGAGATATATCCTAACAGAACTTTAGTAATAAGAGAACATTTACTATCTAAATTTCAAGTCGGTCAAACTATAACGGGTTCTACATCCGGAGCAACTGGTATCATACTACGTAGAAATTTAGATCTCGGACAAATAATCGTAAAGCCAACCAATAGTAACACGTTTCAAGCTGAGGTCATAACTAATACTGTAGATGGTATTACAAATAGCTCTACGATTACTTCCACCTCTTTAGAATATCTTTCTGCACATCACTATGAAGATACATCTGGAAATACAGTTGATATTGATCCAACACAAGGACCTGGTGGTAGTCTTGTTGAAATAACCTATTTACAGAGATATCAAACAGAAAACGATGCAATAAGAAGAATCAGAGTATTTACACCTGAATTAATCGATGCTGTAGTACAGAAATTTGAAGCTGAGTTATGATATGGATTTTGGCATAAATTTAAATAGTGGAACTACAGAACCAAAGTTTGATTTACCAACAGACTTTAGATTCGATCATATTAGAATCACAACAGATAGAACTGATAGGATCTTTGAAGTTCAGAACGTAACTTCAGAATTTGTTATATTTGAACACATTGACAAACCTTTTCTTACAGCAAAACTTGTAATAGTAGACATAGATCCTCAGGTAAATCTTGTGGATCAGATTCATTTTCTTGGAACTGAAAAAGTTGAGGTTAAGATTAGAACTCAGAGTTCTGAAGATTTTACAATAACTAAAAATTTTGTTGTAACTGAAGTCGTTATCTCTGAAAAGAGTGGTGATGGTAATGAAGTCATAATATTAGATCTTATCGAAGATGTAGCCTATCATTCAGCCTTAATGAGATTAAGTAAATCTTACACTGACAATAAGTTAATGATAATAGGAAAATTATGTCAAGTTGTAGAAAGAGAAGTTTTTATTACTCCAGGTACAGAAGAAAAAATAAATGGAGACAAACAAACAAAGGTAATTATTCCAAATATGCATCCGCTCGAAGCAGCAAACTGGATAAAAGATAGAACGTATACGAGTGATGGCTTCCCTTTCTTTTTTTATTCATGCATTTCTGATGATAGATTGAGGCTTAGAGACCTTAGAGAGTGTCTAGAAGAGCCGGCTTTAAACAACAGTCAGATACCTTACAGCAATTCAATTTCTTTTGCTCAGAGCAACAGAGGTGATGGAAATCCTAGTGAACCGAACTTATTAGATGAAGCATTCAATATTACTAAAGTCAAGGTTGCTAATATTGAAAGACATCTTGAACTTGCAAGAATGGGTTTTACGACTTCAAAATATAATTTTGTAGATACAACAACGGGAAACAATATTACGTTTGATTATGATATGTCAAAGCAATATGAAAAGTTAATTGAGAAACAAGTATTAAATGGGTCTCGCCAAACTTTCTATCCTACCTACGATTTTAATTTTAGAACAGGAAAAGAACTTAAAAACATAAGAGAACATTCTACTAAAGAGATAACTCACTTCGCTACTTCTAGGCAGTTTAATGATTTTGCAGACACTGAAAGTTATCATGAAGGAAAAGTACTAGAAGATCATACACAAAAAGTTATTGCAAAAAGTTTAAGACATTGGTTACTTAAATCAAGCATACAAATAGAAGTCCCGGGAAAGAATTTTTTAAAAAAAGATGCAAATTTAACAATTGGAAATATTATAAAATGTGAATTTCTATCTAATAGAAATCTTAGAAGAGGTTTAAATAGTGATGACATAAGTGATTTAAAAAAATCTGGTGAGTACATGATATATACTGCAAGACATCAATTCACTGGTAACACGTATTACGTAACAATGGATATTGGTAGACTTGGAACAAAAGGATACGGAATAAATTAATGAAAACATTATATTCAGAGTATGCACCAGCCGATGCGATTTGGTTCGTAGGAAAAGTTATCAGCAATACTGATCCTTTAAAACTTGGTAGAGTTCAAATAAGGGCGATGGGTATTCATACTAGTAACTTATCAGATATACCTACAGCAGATCTTCCTTGGGCACAAGTATTAACAACAGACGGTGGAACTTCTGGTGTTGGATCATTTGTTCCATATCAGCCTGGTGCTTTTGTCGTAGGAATATTTTTAGATGGAAAGTCCGCGCAGATACCTCTTATATTAGGAACAACACCTACGATACAAGAAGCATCACCTACACAAAGAACTGATCCAAAAGCACCACCGTTTCCTATAAAGAGAGAAAGAAGCTCGAACATAGAAGAGTCAAATGTTCCAACAGATGGAACAGTTGATGATCAAAGTGTTAATTCTAATATCACAGGAAGTACCAATGCTGAAAAAGTTTTTAATTTCTTTACTATAAATGATTTTACACCAGAACAGGCTGCTGGATTCATAGGTAACTTTTCAATAGAATCTAATTTAAGACCTGATGCACTGAACCCAAACGATAAAGGAAAACCAGCTTTTGGATTGGCACAGTGGAGAGGAGATAGACTCGAAGGTTTAGAATATTATGCAAAAGGAAAGAATTTAACTAGAGACAGTCTAGAAGCTCAGTTACAATGGACTATGCATGAGTTAAGAAACAAAGAAAGAGGTGCAGGCGCAAAAATTAGAAATACTAGAACTGTCGTTGAAGCTACAACAGTGATATGTAGATTTTATGAGAGACCATCTTTTAAAATTGTTGATGGTGTATACACAAGTCCATCTCTTCCAAAAAGAATAGCAGATGCAAAAGAAAGTTTTGAAAGGTTTGCAAGAACATGACAACTATTAATAAAGTTCCAGTTAGTAAAGTTAATAATACGTTAACAAGAGTTCCTATCACGGGTAGGTTTAGCTCACAACTAACACAGATCGAAAAAGCTGCAGAAACATTAAAAGCTGCTCAAAGCACTAAACTAGGATCAAGCTTGAATGAAACTATAAGTGGTGTAAAAGCACTAACTCAACCAGATGAATATCCAACAGACATATTGTCTGAACCACCGATTGCACAGATTACAGAAGAAGCCGATGCCTCTTTGAAAAAAACATCATCTCAAGTTTCAAACATTAATAAAATGACATCATCTGGTCTATCTGGTGATGGATTTATGAATGCGCATATAATGAGTGGAACACCACAAGCAGTAAAAAACGGAATATTTAATGCTTCAGGTATTGAACCACCATTAGGAAACTTACAAGCAATAGCTCCAAACTTTTTACAATCTGCGGCTGCTACTTCTTTACCAAAAATGTCAGTAGGAGGAGAATTTCTTTCTCAAATTACTTCAGCGAATGCTGAGTTAGGAAGCACCACCTCAAACATAACATCATTAGTATCTTCATTGCTAGGTGAACAACAAAATATTGGTCTTACGCAAAAAACTATTATTAATAGTCAGAATTATTTAGAAGAATTTTTAAAAACTGTTTCAGAAAATACTTTATCACCTGAAGAAGTTTTAAACTGTACTAATTTACTTTTAGAAGGAAAACAAAACGAAGTAATAAACATTGTTTCTAAAGCTGGTGCAAGAGAAGGAGTTACGTTAGATAACGTCAACGTAGAAAATTCTATAATTAAAATCACACCGTCTGCTGCAGAAGCTATAGACATCAAGTCTTCATCACTAAACAGTATGGGATCTTCAACAAGAAAAACTAGAGATCTAGGTACGGTCGGAAATAAATGGAATGGTTCTAGTACAAACACTGGTGACTATAACTTTGAAAAAGTAAACTCTATGGAAGAACTAGTGGCTGATCTAAGAAATCTAACAAGAGAAATAACAGAAGTTGTAGTACACTGGACAGCACATTTTAACGATCAAGGACATGTTGGAGCAAAAGAGATACATCAGATAGCAATCAATAGAGGTTTTGCAGGATGCAGTTATCACTACATTATTAAAAGAAACGGCGACTTAGAGAGAGGAAGGCCGGTCAGACTAAAAGGAGCGCACGCAAGAACTGCTGGTCATAATAACTTTAGCATAGGAATAGCGTTTATTGCTGGTTATAACTGTCCTTCTGGAACACGTAATCCAGACAGATACGTGAGTTCTGAATCAATAACTCCAGCACAGTATAAAACTTTTGATATGTTTTTAAAAGGATTCTTCATGATATATCCTGGAGGACAAGTATTTGGTCATCAAGATTTTGATAATAATAAAGTAGATCCTGGTTTTGATGTTGAGGCTTATATTGATGCTAGATTCAATAGAAAAAACGTTACAAATCCAAATGACGGGCCAGCTACTCCAACACAAATCGCAAGTATCGTAGGATAATAAAATGACAACAGAAAATAATGAGTTAGAACTACGTATTCAAGATACAAGTGAAGCAGCAGTAAATGCCGAAGGTCGGCCTGAAGACGCATTTAATGATCCAACAGGTCAGTTTCCTAGAGGTAACTATCATGATCAACCATCGGTCAATAAGGCCGTAAGAGGCGATACTATAAATGAGCTTGATCTTAGAAATGGTATTCCAGGTGTAGATACAGATCTACAGCAAAAAGTAGCAACACAATATCCGATGGCTGCTACTACGGAATCTGTATCAGGACATATTATAGAAATAAATGATACTCCCGGTGGAGAACGTATTCTTATCAAACATAATACTGGTGCCGGTATTGATATTAAGTCTGATGGCTCTATTGTTATAAACACTAAAGGAAATAAAGTAGATATTGTTGATAACGATCATCGATTAGTTGTAGAAGGTGATGGAAATGTTTCTTACTTTGGAAACTTAAATATGAATGTTTCTGGTGATTATAATTTAACAGTAGGAGGAAACTATAACTTAAAAGTAAAGGGTAACTGGATAGCAACTATTAGCGGTTCTTATAAAAAGAAAATATTAGGAATTATGAGTGAAGTTGTTTTGAAATCAAAGTCTGTAACAATTTTAGGTCAGACTATAAACACACATCTTTCAAATGTTGGTAATTTTATTAAAGGTACCTATCAACAAATGGTGAAGAAAAGAGCTGATTATAATCATGGAGCAGAAGCTTTGTTCAATGCCGAAACAGAAATAAACATGACTAGTCCAAAAGTAAATATTGCAGCAACTGATCTTTCTGTTATAGGTGCACAAGGAACTATAGGCGGGCAAAATATGATTCATTATGGAAAGAATATGTATCTTGAAAATACTATACACTCTCCGACTGCGAGTTTTACATCAGCATACGCTACAACTTTTCATGGATCATTAAATGGTACAGCTAACTTTGCTGTTAACTCATCTGTGGCTGGTGGTATTGCTGTTGTACAAATTCCAAGTGCCAACATTAATTCAGACGCAGTTGATAACACAGAAACTCAAAAACCTACGAGTTCAGAAATTACTGATCTTTTAACTAACAATGAGATTGGTCCGAAGAAAGTAAGTATAGATGAAAACAATGAGATTAAAAACTTTCATGATAAAACTGTTACATCAGGTGGAATAACAACAGGTGAAACAAACACTAGAGAGACAAGATCTAAACTAAAGGATAAGAAGAATCTACAAAACACAAACTTTGTAGCTGATAGAGTGGCATCAGGAAACTTATCTGCTTCATTTGCAAATGCTGTTCCTGGGCAAATTGAGAGAGTAAGTGGAAAAGCAACGACACCGAGAATCGGTCATGACATAATGGGTCAAACTGGAAGATCTCTAAGTGAGAATAAGTATAAACCATCTGAAGCTGCTGCTAAACCAAGAACATATGTTTATTCAGTTACAGCTAAGTTTAATCCTAATAATCTCACAGAAATAACACATAACACTTTACTTGGAAGAGGTATACCGATATCAAAATTTACCGGAGCAGTCGGTAATAAAACGACTTTAAATCATATTACGGATAAAGATAAAAGACTACAAATCGCGAGAAACTTACTAGTTCAAGCTAATATCATTGAGTTATTTAGATTTCTTGGATCTATGAAGGGATTTAATCTAGTAGTTGCTGAAGGAATATATCAACCAGGACCTGGTGAAACACCGACTCCAGAAAGTTTCAATGACTTGGCACAAACTGGAAGAGCTGTAGCATATGAAATATATGCCCAAGGTGGTGGAATAGCCTTAGATAAACTATATGACTTTGCAGAGTTCTTAAAAGATAGCTACAGCTATAATAAATTAGGATTAGCATATGATAAATTTAATCCAGATGGAAAACTACATGCACAGTTAATAGTTGAAATACCTAATATTCCTGCTTCATACAGAGCTACTTATGATATGCAATTAGAAACAACTTTTAACAGTGAGATTCAGAGTTCATCAGATTTAGTTGAAATATTATCTTAATCATATAAATATGGATAATTATAGGACACAAAATGGTAACTAAAGCATTTTCAATAGAGGACGGCAATCAAAGTTCATCTTTGCTTACGAGTCGAAGTACAAAGTATTCTGACATAGATTTGCTTTTTGCGAATAAATTGTCTGGTGATATTTTTAAAAAAGTTGATGCTGCAGCAGTAAAGCAATCGGTGAAAAATATTGTTCGTACTAGAAAAGGCGAGAAACCATTTAATCCAGAGTTTGGTAGCAATATTGGAGACTTTCTTTTTGAACTTGCTGACGAAGGATTTTTGGAACAAGTAGAAAGTAGTTTGAAGGCAGAAATACTAAACTTTGAACCTAGAGTAAAAGAATTAGATATAACTGTTGTACCTCAGCCTGATCAGAATACTATGTCAGTTACTATTCAATTCAAAGTCGGTAGTAATGTAAACCCTGAACTCATAAACACTACAATGGCGAGGTTAAGATAAATGGCAACAAATATTACATCAAGTGCTTTAGATTTTAATAATATTAAAACATCACTTAAAAATTTTTTAAAGAAGAAAACAGAATTTGCTGACTATGACTTTGAAGGATCAGGACTGTCAAACATATTAGATGTATTAGCTTATAATACACATATCAATGGATTAATAGCTAATCTTGCAACAAATGAATCGTTTCTACATACTGCTCAGTTAAGATCTTCTTTAGTTTCACATGCAGAGTCATTAGGTTATGATATTAGATCAAAGACATCTGCTCAAGTAAAATTCACTGCAAGTTTAAATTTAACCGGAGTTGCTGGTAGAGCTCAGACCTATATACTTCCTATAGGAACAACTTTCACTGGAACTAATGAAGATGGAAACTTTACTTTTCAGACTTTAGAATCTTACTCAGCTTCAGATGATGGTTCAGGATTATACACTTTTAGTGATGTGAACGGCGTAACTGCAGTAACAGCATTTGAAGGAACTAATATTACTAAAACATTTTTTGTAGGTCAAGCGACAGATCGGCAGATTTATATAATACCCGATAATGACATCGATACCTCTACAGTTGTAGTCAGAGTTTTTCCTTCTGCTTCATCTGATACGAGTGAAGAATACACACCTTTGAAAAAAGCAGTTAAGGTTGATTCTAAATCAACTTACTATACTTTAAGAGAAACACCAAATCAAGCATATGAACTTAATTTTGGAGATGGAGTTACTTTTGGTAAGACACCAGAAGCCGGAAGTAGAATAGTAGTAACTTATCTGAGGACATCTGCTGCTTTAGGAAATGGTTGTAAGTCATTTACAACAAGTGCAGCATACACAATAGGAGGAACTCCGTATTCAGTATCCATAGTTCCACAAAGTAATTCGGTTGGTGGTGCAGATAAACAAGGAATAGAATCTATAAGACAAGAAGCCGCAGCAGCTTTTGCAGCTCAACAAAGACTTGTAACTCCTGAAGACTATAGAGCTACTATATCTTCTAACTTTCCTACAGTTTCTGATATATCAGTTTGGGGTGGTCAAGATAATGTACCTATAGCTTATGGAAAAGTTTATATTGCTTTAGATTTTAACACTGGATTATCTGATGCTGCTAAAACAACAATCAAAACATCTATTAGAAGAGACTTTTCTGATAATTTATCTGTGATGTCTATTACTCCAGTTTTCGTTGATCCTGTGGAATCATATTTAGAACTTACTACAAATTTGACAGTAAATCCTGACATAACATCTAAAGCACCATCAACTTTAGAGAGTAATGCAAAAGATAAAGTTCTTGAATATTTTAATAGCACCATAAACGGCTTTTCAAAAACATTTAGAAGGTCAAATCTTTTAACAGAAATCGATGAACTCGACGTTGGAATTCTTAACTCTAAGATGGATGTAAAAGTTCAAGCAAGATTAGTACCGACTTTAAATACAGCAGCATCATATGAAATTCAATATCCTATGGCAATATTAGGGCCTGATGATTTAAGAATCGTTGTTGAATCTAGTACGTTTGATGTTACTGGAGTCAATGGTACATGTAAGATTATCAATAAGTTAAACAGTAATATTTTACAAGTAGTTAATATTGATGATGGAGACAATGTGATTACGGATAATATAGGATCATATGACGCTTCAAATGGAAAAATAAACTTAAATAATTTCAATCCGAGTTTAATAATTGGTGGTGTAAACTTTTTAAAGTTTTTTGTCATTCCTCAAGATCAAGCAACTATCATAGGATTAAGAAATTATATTTTTAAGGTAGACTTATCTAAATTAATTGTTACAAGTAGTATTGATAGACAAGGCGTAAGAGTAGTACTATAATGGTTGAAAGAACTCTCACAGACTATGGAAGGTTAGATGTAAGTTTTCATCGTAATATGGTCGGTGAAATTCTGCCTGAGTATTTTGCTTCAGATTATCCGAATCTTATAAATTTTCTAGAATCTTACTATGAGTTTTTAGATAGCGGTGATAACTTCGGTGCATTGATTCAAGATCTTTATACTATAAGAGATGTTGAAGCATCTTCTTTACAACATTTAGACAATATGTTTAGAGAATTTGCTCAAGGTATGTCTCAATCTTTTTTTAAAAGTCCAAGAGAAATAATAAGAAATTTTGCACGATTCTTTAGAGTTAAAGGTTCACGATATTCTGCAGAAGGATTTTTTAGAGGTTTTTTTGGCGAAAATGTTGAAGTAAGTTTTCCAAAAGATGATATATTTCTTTTAAACGATTCAAATCATCAAATAAATGATCCCTTTAGTGTGTTACAAGATGGAGCTGCTTTTCAAATACTTTCCATAATGCTCAAGGTTCCTTTATCAATTAATATATGGGGAGAACTTTACAAGAAGTTTGTTCATCCAGCTGGTTTTTTTCTTTCAAATGAAGTACTGATACAGCCAGAAATAGGAACAGTTCTTTCTGCAAATGAAGCCGTGTTTGATTCACAGCATGGTGGACCTACACCAATACTGGTGTTTAGTGAAGAGACAAACATGGTTTTTGCATCTTTAGCAGATACGACGATTATGGATTTTATGGGATCGACTTCATATATCATGGCTGGTGATAGTTTAAATACAGTTGAATTTAATCAAGTCGATAGTAACACAAATACCTGGACTGCGAATAGTAACAACGCTTTTGGATTAAAAGATTCTTCTATAAGTTATACGTCTGCGAATCCAGGATCTAACAGAGTATTTACAGTAAGAATGGATCCAAATGAAACAGTAGCGAAGTATAAAGATCAATCAATTCAAGCATTAGATAACATATATAGATCAATATTTGATATGGCAGATGCAAGTAGTCCAAGAATGGATAGAGATCAAATAAACGGATTTCCAACCGATATCCGGTTCGATAATACTAACGAAACTCTTGATCAAGGAATTTATGATTCGCACGGTAGGACTTGGAACTATATGTCCAATCTTTGATGAAAACAAGTATAAATAACATTAACATGACACAGGATAAAATGACATGGCAGCTATAGTAACAGATAGATTAAAACTAGCTATTGTAGATCAGATTGTAACGATAATGAATGATACTTCAGATCCGACTTACATTGGATTTGGAAAGTCTGAACAATGGGATAGTAATGATACAGCTCCTACACCTACAAATTCTTTGGATGAAGAAAGAGCTTTTAGAAATTCTTTACAGTCTATAAAAAAGATGACAGCAGTTTCAACTGTGGTTCCAAGAGTTAATTGGACAAATGGAACAATATATCATGGTTTTGATGATAAAGTAACGGGATATGGGTCTGCGTCATATTATGTATTAACAGAAAATTTTAGTGTATACATATGCTTAAGAGCTGGAAGAAACAATCAAGGAGATTTAGTTCCTTCAACAGTTCAGCCTTCAGGATCTAATAATGATCCTTTTGAAACTGCAGATGGTTACGTGTGGAAGTTTCTATATACAATATCAGAGGCTGAAGCGAGAAGATTTATGACTGCGGCTTTCATGCCTACAAAAATTATAACATCAACAGATTCAAATTCAACTGGTGCAGAGATAAAACAACTTGAGATACAAAACAATGCTGATGCGAGACAAATAACTCAGATTATAGTAACAAATGCTGGTTCTGGATATACATCACCTCCAGCCGTTCTGATTACTGGTGATGGTGATAGCTCTTTTACTGCATTTTCAACTATTGACAGTAACTCAGGAACTGTAACAAAAGTAGAATTTGCTAATGACTCTTCAACTTTAGACTATCCTCAAGGATACACAAACGCAACTGTAACACTTGCAGGTGGCGGAGGAACAGGTGCTAAAGCTCGAGCAGTAATAAGTCCACGTGATGGGTGGGGAAAAAATGCAAAGTTTGATCTTAAAACAACTGCTCTATGTGTTCATTGTAAAGTAGAAGGATCAGATTCTGATTTCGTAACTGGTCAAGATTTTAGACAGATTGGAATATTAAAAGGTGTTAAAAAGACGATTGCTGATTCTGACTTCTTTGGTATAACTGGAAATTGCTTGAAGCACTTAACACTGTCTTCTATCTCTTCAACTTTTACAGCAGATAAACTAATAGTAGGAACAACATCTGGTGCAAAGGCATTAATAGACAAAGTTGATTCAAATAAGATATTCTTCCACTATAATGACAACACTGATTTTAGACCATTTCTTGATGGTGAAACACTTACTGAAAGTGATGGATCTGGATCTGGTGTAATTGATTCAGCATTAGTGTCACCTCTAATAAATGCTGCTTCTGTCAAATTACAATATCTAAATAATAGAACACCTGTAGATAGATCATCATCGCAGAATGAAGACATTAAAATAATATTACAAATTTAAGAGTATATAAATGCCAACTACATTAACTGAAAATTTATTTGCGACAAAATATAAAGATGACTATGCTGACAGCCATGGCTTTCAAAGAATATTATTCAATCCAAGAAGAGCTTTGCAAGCTAGAGAACTAACTCAGCTTCAAACAATAATTCAAAAAGAAATTGAAAGATTTGGAAAAAATATATTCAAAGAAGGTGCTGCTGTCAATCCTGGTGGTCTAGTAATAAATGACAACTATGAGTTCATAAAAATTACAGACGCTACTTTTCCAACAGGAATAATTGGAACAGAATTTACGGGTCAGACGTCAGGAGTTATAATAAAAGTTCTTGCAACTTTTGCTGCAGCAGGATCTGATCCTAATACTCTCTATGTGAGATATACAAATAGTATTGCAGGAACTTCTGGAGCTACACCAGTTCGAGTTACTCCTGGTGAACAACTTTCCTCAAATGTTGGTGCTACGAGTGTCACAGTACAAACAACTAATACCGCATCAAATCCTGCAGTTGGTGCTGGTGTCAGAATTAGTATTGGTGCGAGTGATTTTTTTGTACAAGGCTTTTTTGTAAGTGTTGATGCTCAATCTTTAATTATCTCTAAATATGATAAGTCAAAAACGGTTAACATCGGATTCAAAGTTACACAAGATGTTGTTAGCGTTGATGATGATGTTAACTTATTTGACAATCAAGGACAAACATTAAATCAAACAGCACCTGGAGCAGATAGATTTAGAATCAAGTTATTATTAGTTACTCAAGACTCAATAGCTTCTGGTGATACGTTTGTTCCTATAGCAAAAATAGAAAACTCAAGAATAATAGAAACAAATAACGGACAAAATTCTTATAACAGAATAAATGATATATTTGCACAAAGAACAAAAGAAGAATCTGGAAATTACATCGTAAATCCTTTTACAGTATCTTATGATTCAGCAGACGCATCGAATCTTCAGTTAACAGTTAGTGAAGGTACTGCCTATGTTAATGGCTACAGAGTTAATAATCCAACTCCTACAAAAATAAATGTTCCAAGATCTACTGCTACTACTACTTTTAATAATCAACCAGTATCAATTGAGTTTGGTTCTTTTGTTATAGCCTCTACTGCAAAGATTAGTGCTGATATAATATCAGCTCATACTAAATTAAACATATCAACTCATGCTTCTAATCCAGCAGGAAGTATAATAGGATCTGCTAGAGTAAGATCTTTAGAGAAACTTACTGATGGAACATTTAAAGTCTTTTTGTTTGATGTTAATATAAACTCAGGATCTAACTTTAGAACAGCAAGAACGATAGGAACATCTGCAACTCAAGCATTTATATTAAAAACAAAAACTGATACAAACAGTAATGTTGTGGCAGAACTTTTTGAAGCTGACAATGAAAATTTATTATTTAAACTGCCTTCGGTAAGACCATCAACCATAACAGATATCAATGTAGCAGTGCAGAGAGCTTTTTCAGGAACTACTGATTCAAACGGTGAACTCGGTATTAACTTAACAGCAACAGGTGAAACTTTTACTCTAAATGATACCTGGCTAGCTTTTAGAAATGATAGTGGACCAGAAATTGCCATGCCAAGTACACCGACTGGAAACGGAATTGCTGCTTCTCGTGTTACTACAAATATGCCTGGTAAAAACATAACTGTATTTGCATATGTTCAAAAAGGACAAGCAGCTGCTAAGTCAAAAGCGATATCTCCGAGAACGGTAACTGGAACCGCAGCAGTTGAGTCTGATGGAATGGGTAACGTTATAACAGCTCTAGATCTCGGGGCTAATGACATTATTAGTATAACTTCAATTAATAAAGACAGCGCTAATGGCCCAGACGTCGCACATATGTTCGATCTTGATGATGGTCAAAGAGACGCGTATTATCAACAAGGAAAAATAGTTTTAAAAACTGCGTTTTCTAATCCAGGAGCAGTAAGAGTAGTTTGCCGACACTATGTTCATACAACTACTGGTGATTTTTACAACATCAACTCATACAATACTACACCTTATAGTGAGATACCTTCTTTCACATCAAAAACTGGAGAAGAATTTAAACTTAGAGATGTTTACGACTTTAGACCGTCTAAAGATGTTAATGGTGAGTTCTTAGGATCAGGTCATAGAATAATTAATCTTCCTAAGAATACAAGTACATTAGTTTCAGATAATACTTATTTTATGCCTCGAAATGATAAAATTACAGTTACAGAAACTGGAGATGTTGGCGTTATACAAGGGTCATCTTCTCTTACACCAAAATTTCCAGAAACTCCTACCAATTCTTTAGAACTTTATAGAGTTAAAATGGGAGCAAATACGTTAAATGGAGAAGATGTTTCATATGATCTTATAGAAGCAAAAGGCTTCACTATGAAAGACATAGGAAAGATTGAAAAAAGAGTTGAAAGAATAGAAGAACTACATAGTCTTAGTATTCTTGAACTCGACACTAATAAGCTTTCAGTAACGGATTCAGCTGGAAATGAAAGAGTAAAAGTTGGATTCGTAGTTGATAATTTTAAAGATCAATCTCAATCAGATATTTCAAGTTCTCAATATCATGCTTCAGTAGATCCAAAAGATCATTCATTACATCCATCATACTATGAAAATAATATAGGAATGGTTTTTGATTCCGATGATGCTGAAACAAGTGGAGTTACACGGCGAGGAGATAACTTGTATGTCAATTTCACTGACTCTGCCTATATAGAACAATCGCAAGTATCGAAGGCAATTGATATAAATTCATTTGATGTATTTCAGTTTAATGGACATATAAAACTTTCGCCTTCATCTGACGAGTTTAGAGATAAATTAAAAGCAGGAACAAAATCTATTTCTGGTTCAAATTCTTTATCTAATAAAGAAAATACTTTATGGGAAAGTTGGAAGTGGAATTGGTTAGGTACAAGTTTTGATGGTACTGTAACCGAAGAAGATAATAACATACATACAAACACAAGATCATTTGGACATAATACTTCGCAATTATTAACAAATGGTTTAGAATCAGTTGAAAAAACAATCGTTAACAGAGTAGTATCATCAGAAACAATAAGAAAAGTCATAGATGATAGAGTCGTTGACATCGCTATTATTCCTTTTATGAGATCACGGTTGATTCACTTTGAAGCTATTGGAATGAGACCTAACACAAGAGTCTTTCCATATTTTGATAATGTTGATGTATCTGCATTTTGTAGAGAAGAACCATTTACTTTTCATGGTGAAGATTCAGATGGTGCTGAATTTGGAAACTCACAAATATTTGCTACTGCTCATCCATCAGGAACAACTAACTTAACAACTGATGATGAAGGAAAAGTATCTGGAACATTTTTTGTACCTAATACAGGATCTTTGAGTTTTAGAGCCGGTGTAAGAGAATTTAAACTTCTTGATATTACAGTATCTGATGAGACGAACGCTTCTACAAAAGCTAGTGCTTTATATAATTCAAGTGGAGTTATAGAAAAAAGTAGAACGAATGTCATTTCAACAAGACATATAGCAGTCGCAGGTGGAGATAAGAATATTCTTTCTGATAGAGTCATTGGAACTTCGGATACACGTGGGAGAATAGATCCACTAGCTCAATCATTCTATGTCAATACACCAACAGGCATTTTTGTTTCATCTATAGATTTGTATTTCAAAGAAAAGGATACTAGTCTTCCAGTTTGGATTCAATTGATTCCTATTATAAATGGAACACCATCAAGAGAAGTAATAGTACCAGGATCTACGAAATATCTTTCACCAGCTTCAGTAAATACTTCAACCACAGGTGCAACTTCTACTAACTTCTTATTTGATGAACCCATATACTTAGATTCTTTTACTGAATATGTTATTGCAGTTAATTCTGATAGTAAGGACTATAAGATATGGGCTGGAAAAACTGGTGATCTTGTCATTGGATCAACTCAAGAAAGAGTTACTAAAAGAACTATCATAGGAGCGTTGTATCTTCCACAGAATACTTACAAGTGGGAGCCAGTATACGATATGGATCTTAAGTTTAAAGTTAACAGAGCAAAATTTACGACTGGAACACATACTGCAAGACTTAATAATGCTACTTTACCAGAAAAAATTCTACAAGCAAATCCTATTGATGTGACTAATAGTTCTGCCGAAGTAAAAGTAAATGTTAAAGATCATGGTTTACAAGTTGGTGATACTGCCATTATAAAAAATGCTGGAACTATCGGTGGAATATCATTAGGAACTTCTTATAGCGCCACTGTAACTAAAGTGTCTGGTGAATGTTATTTCTTTAACTTTTCTAGTAATGCAACCTCAACAACCTCCGGAGGTGGAATCAATGTTTCATCAACTGTGAATTATCAATACGACTTAATAGTTCCTTATTTAGAAACATTGACTCCACAAAATACCAGTATATCAGCACAAATGAAGCAAACAACCGGAAGATCACTCGCAGGTGCAGAAACACCATTTGTGATAGATACATCGTATTCTGATGTTACATTAAAAGAAAACAATTTTTTAGCAGCACCTAGGGTTGTTACCAATGCCGCTAAAGGAACAAAATCAGCAAGAATGAAGATTACAATGACGACTTCAAATGATTTTGTTTCTCCAGTGATAGACATGCAAAGAGCATCTGTAATACTAGTTGGAAATAGAATAGACAATCAATCGCAGTCAGTTGCTGCAGGATTTAACCTATCATATCCTTATGTTGCTGAAACAGATAAAACAGCTGGAACGCACTTATCTAAACATATTACAAAACCAATAAGTCTCTTATCTGATGCAGTTGGATTGAAAGTACTATTAAGTGCTAATAGACCATCAGTCGCTGACTTTGATCTCTATTATAAAGCAATTACAGAAGATCAATTACTAGATAACATAGCATGGACTTTAGCACCCAAGCAATCAACCATAGCTTCTGATGAAAACAGAGACATATTTAGAGAGTATACATATCTTATAGGTGGTGATAACGGAACACTATTACCATTTACTACATTCCAACTTAAGATTGTTATGAGATCTAGTAACTCAAGTAAAGTACCAATCATCAGAGATTTAAGAGCTATAGCTTTAGGAGTTTAAAATGAAACTAGTAAGAATAGGAAAAGATTTAGTAAAAGATGAAGAGTCTGGAGCAGTACTTAATACTAATGAAGATGAAATAGAAAAAGCAAAAAGTATTAAGGAAGTTAAAAAGACTGAAAAAGAAGAACTAGAACAGCTTAAAGATGATGTGAGTGAACTAAAAGATATGATGAAACAACTATTAGAAAAGATGAATAACGATGGCTAGAAAAACTTTTGTAGATTTAAGTGATACACTGAATGCTTTCAGGGTTAAGACTAATGTTATATCATATAACGTTGGCGACTTAGACAGTCTTCATTCAAGTTTACCTGATTCTGACTTAGTTCAAGCAATCAATTTTCTTAGATCAAACGATTCGAATAACTTTGTTAATCTACAAGCTCAGATTACAAGTAATGACTCCGATGTTATTAATCTACAATCGCAGATCACGACTAACGATTCTGATATATTAAATTTACAAGCTCAGATTACAAGAAACGATTCAGACGTAATCAATTTACAATCACAGATCACGACTAACGATTCTGATATAAATCATTTGCAGTTACAAATTGCAAGTAATAATGATTCTTTAGCTTCAGAAAGACTTGCTCGTATTGCTGGTGATAACAATCTTCAAACTCAAATTACAAATAACGATTCTGATATTTTAGCTTTACAAAATATTACAGGTGGTGGTGGAAGTACTTCTCTACAGACACAAATAAATAACAATGATTCTGACATATTAAATTTACAAGCTCAAATAACTGGTAATGACTCTGATATTGCAAACATAACAGTTGTTCGAACATCAACATTTAGTATTTTGAAATCTGATGGGACAGTAGCAAAAAGGATTTTCGGTTTTGTAGATTCAGGAGTTTAATAATGCCTTTTCGAAGACCTCTTAAACTTGGACTTGATGGAGCTCTCCAAGAAATGGGAGATGACGACATACAGGTGCTAAGAAATAGAGCAATAGTTAATCATGGAAGAGATCAAGGTTTCAGATTGACTGTAGTTGGAAGCAATACCGGTTCTCTCAATTCAATGATTGATACTAGGAAAAAAGGTGGAGCAGTAAGTGAAGTAGATTCTGCCGGAGCTGGTAACGTAACGATAGAGCCAACAACCTATGATAGAATTTCATCTAATACAGATAATACTGGTTATAATAATGATGCAAATAAAATATCATATCCAGTATACTATGAAAGCGATGGTAACTCAGCACACTTAAAAATTAGAGCTATGACAGACTCTGATTTTAAAGATACCTTTATAAGGCCTGTTATAAATACACTAGTGAACGGAGGTACTGGTGTTGGTAATCAAGGTGTTTACTTTGTAACTCAAGATAGTACATCATCAAATTTAGTAAGCAGCACTCCAATCTTTATAGATACTGTTTTCGACGTTAATACGTACGCAGGCGGTCATAGCGGAAACTTATTATTACCCGAAGACAGCGATCAGCCTAAGATAAATGCAAAATATTATTTGGCTAGATCTCCAATCGATTCAAGTATATCAACAGGAGCAAATATAATAAAACCTTTACTGATAGATAGCATTACTATTAGTTCTTTTTCTCCGACAATAAGAGAAATGGATAGTGGTAGTATTGACGATCTTCTTTTAACGTCAATGAAAGATACTGAGATGAACGATCCACATGGATATAAAGTAAGATATCAAATCGCTGGACCAGGTCACGGTGCTGTATCTGGAACACAAGTTGGAACGTCTATCATTGACAAAGCATTTGCAGGACAAACAATATTCAGTAACAATATCACTGGATATTTTCAAGCATTACCTTACGGTGACTCATTCGGTGGAAACGTACCAGCGGTTGTGAGTACCTATCAATTGAAAATAAGAAAAGAGTATTT